AGCTCATCCTTATAGTGGACGGCACCAATGAACATAAACTACTTTAACTGCTATAAAGTTATTTAGAGAACAACATCGTTATTACCAATATGCATGTACGGGTTGCCGGAACTTCCTCGGAAGTTACGATAGCTCGAACCAGGCCATACCAAAGGCCACCCCAGATTCATTCTGGGCGTTTCAACATACACTCGATTAATAGGATGCATATCCTCCAAATATTAACAACCAATAATACTTACAACGTACTACCAGTTAACAGTTAACATCATGAACAAAGGCACTCGCCAATATAAATGTTAAGGAAGAGGCTAGCTTGCTAGTTAGGTCACTCTAACTAATGATTACGTTCCATGTGTGGCCAACATGGTTTGAGACTTCAACACCAGCTTTCCGCCAAGGAAAACCGGTGAGAGAAGTTTCTAACCAAGGAGACTTGTGAACTCGAAATAGTTCACGATCAACGATCTCCGGAACAAAAGTAGCAGGAAGGCCCCAAGGACCAGATTCACCTGTTACAGGATTCTCAGCTGTCAGTGCTTCGATCGACTGACTAACGGAACCCTCCACACACGAGAGGCGCCATATCGCTCTCCAGTAATCATAATCACGCAATCCAAAGCCTGATCTCATCATAGGCTCGGAGGACTGGAACCAATCCTCCCAAACGACTTCAGATTCCGTATACCTCATTAGCGAGGTATTCCGTGATGCATCATAATTTGTTATCAAAGGAAATAAGGGAGCGATCTCACCCCTTGTTCCAGCAACCCGGGTATAGTACCCCAATTGCTCTTTAGTCATAAGACCAGTACGACTGGCATATAGTCCAATACCACCGAGAGACTTGGAAGCGAATAAGGAAACTCCTGGCTTAACTTTAGCTAGTAGTTCTTTAACCAATCCTTGTCCTAGAAAGGTTGACATCAGTCGATCCTTCTCGTCCCAATCAAACCCTTTAACAAGGGTGTGGCTTATTGCACTTAGATCCGATACCATGGGATCTAGACTAACAAAATCCGTATTAACGGACTCCCACTTTGCACCCCGCTGGGGACAGAGAAGACCAAGATTCAAACAAGGTACTTCCCTGAGTTCACCAGCTCGATCAAACAAAATCGGGCTCGGTGCGAAACAAGTGGAATTAATGATAACAAAATCTTCACTTAAATAATTCTTCCCGACACTGGGTACTAATCCAGCGTCGCTAACAATATGTTTCCAAAGAGGATAACTGTCTACACATATCCGCGCAGCAACATCGTCGCCGTTGATAAGTAAAGGTAACCGATCCAAACGAATCAGTACTCTCCCATTATCCAACAACTCCTTACCACTACTACGAATGATGTCATCGATCCCATCCCTCATTAAACTGAGAGATGGACAGAGTTCCATAGCAAACCGGTTCATAGCTGCATTAACCACACATAGTATTGGAAAGCTCAAAGGGCTTCCCATTAGCTGACCCCAAACCTGGGGTGTGTCAGGAATCCCACAGCTGGGACTTCCTGCCACTACAGCACCTACTAGTGCGTCTTTATAGAGCTTACGTAAACCGGAATCTAGGCCTAGACAGTCCGATATTGCCTCAACAGCAGATATCGATAGGTCAGGATGCAACAGATCGGTGGCTGATTTGTAATCACCACTCAAATATGCCTCATCACTACCCAGGAATCCAAGTCTTCTGATGTGCTCTTCAGTCAAAGGCTCTCCAATCAACCGAAACACGGGATGCTCGCGTAGTACAGAGTGTGTAACTCTCTGTAAGCCACGGGCAAACCAGTATCTCAGTGCTGGACCTGCTGTTATCATCCGAACCTTGTCAGGTTCAGGTAATGCAACAGGTTGCACCATATTACTGAGACTGTCATGATCAAACAGGTTCAGTGAGGTGTCCAACTCCTCACTGACTTTCGGATCATCACATACCACAACAGTATCTCTCTCCCTCTCAGATTCCTCATCCCCATCATAATTACAATTATTAAATAAGTGAATGCACCTATTCACCATATCAGAGACAGCAGCACGAACCCAACTGCTGTCTTGTGAGATAAATTCAAATTGTGATTGTTCAACGTAGTTCCGGAAATGTGAACATTTCTGGAAACGACCGGACGACCGACCAAAATATGGCAGATCTTTGCTGTATCCGGTACAATCACAATGAAAATCAAGTAAAGTAC